TGCCCGTGGGGTAAAAAAGTATTTTACTAGAGCAAGACCGTCAATTTTCACAAACGGTACGCCATCAATTTTTATTGGTTTAAACATGGATTTTGATTTGGCAGACACAACTGCGGCGTTAAGTTTCAGTCCGTTGGTATCTGCCAAATGGGACGTTGCGCTATGGGATGTAGGATATTGGGCTACAGATACAGTTATTACAAACAATTGGCAAGGCGTGACAGGAATCGGATATTGCGCTGCAACACAGTTTAAGACTGCAAGTCAGGGAACAACGATTTTATGGGCATCGACGGATATTGTTTACCAACAAGGTTGGGCTGGCATATAGTGCAAGGGCCTGAAATAGGTCATTGGGTAGCAAAAAGGATAGCAGGCGAGTTCTTTGCTGAGGGATCAAGTGCAATTGGTTTGCAAAAGGATGGCGAAACGATTGCAGGCGTGATTTACGAGAATTGGAATCGACAAAGCATTTTCTGCCATATTGCAATTGAAGGACGCATGACAAAGGCGTATTTAAAAGCAATATTTGATTATCCTTTTAATGTTTGTAATGTAAAAAAGATTATCGTCCCAGTAGTCAGTAATCATGTAAAAAGCATAAAATTAGTAACAAAGATGGGTTTTAACGAAGAAGCAAGATTGAAAGATGCCTCACTTGATGGCGATATTATATTTTTGACGTTGGCAAAAGAAAATTGCCGATTTCTAGGGGTAGAAAATGGGTAAGTCAGTCGCAGCACCACCAACACCAGATTATGTCGGCGCAGCTAAAGAGCAAGGCGTGCAAAACCTTGCGGCAGCGAAACAATCTAATTTGATGTCAAACCCAAATATGTACACGCCGTTTGGTAATCAAACGGTAACGTATTCTAGCCCTACGTTTGACCAAGCGGCTTATGATGCCGCAACTGCCAAATACAATGCCGGAAATGTAAACCGCAATCAATATATGCGTGCAGGTAGTCCAGAAGGCGATACGACTACGGGCGGTTCATATTTTGACCAAGCGGCTTATGATGCGGCGCAAGCAAAACGAGGCGCTGCCCCAACCCGTGAAGCGTTTACAACTAGCGGCGGTGTGCCAACGGTTACTCAAACATTAACCCCACAAGCACAGCAGACCCTTGACGCTCAAATGCGGGTACAAACTGCTTTGGCTAATCTTGGCCAGACTGGAGCCACCAATGCACAAAATGTATTGAATACACCATTTAATCCAACGCTTAATCCTATCCAATCGTCGGCTTACAATAATATTCCAGGCTATAACCCTGTTGGTGTTTCAGATGTACAAACAGGATTAAAAGCTGATATTTATGGTTTAGCTCGCGCAAACACTAATGCCAATACTTACGGTTTGGCAACTGGTGATGTAAACGCAGGAAGTTATGGGTTAGCTCAAGGTGTTGTCCCGTTGCAATATGGTTTAGATACTAGCAATTTGACGCAAATGCCAACTAATGCAGGCGTGAGCGCACAACAAGCTATTCTTTCAAGGCTTGATCCTACAATTCAAGCAGGCGATACGTCATTTAAACAAGCGTTGGCAAATCAAGGTTTAGCACCTGGCACAGCTGCCTACGATGCTGCGTTTAGAAACCGTGAAATGAGCAAGAATGATTTGTATAACCAAGCGGCTTTGCAAGGTATCAACCTTGATATGGCGGCTCGTCAACAAGGGTTAAACGAATTAAACACTGTTGGCACATTTGGCAATCAAGCCCAATTAGCGGGCGCAGGTTTGTATAACCAAGCGGTTGGACAAAACTTTGGTCAAGGTGTTACTGCTAATCAACTTAAAAACCAAGCTATTGCACAAAACTTTGGTCAAGGTGTTACTGCCGATCAATTGTATAACTCGGCTGTCAATCAAAACTTTAATCAAGCTTTGGCAGCGCAGGGTGCTAATAACGCTGCACAAGCACAGCAATTTGGTCAAAACTTAGGGTACGCTCAATTTGGCAATCAAGCGGCTCAGTTTAATAATCAAGCGACCCAACAATCTTTAGCGCAACAATCTGCATTACGGGCGCAACCATTAAATGAGATTCTTGGCTTAATGGGCGGTTCACAAATTCAATTGCCGCAATTTCAAGGTTATCAAGGCGCACAAGTTGCACCAGCACCGACATTTGCAGGCGCACAAGCGCAAGGTCAAAACGCTATGCAAAATTATGGTATTCAGCAAGCAGGCGCTAATGCAGGTATGCAAGGCGTTACATCGTTAGCCTCTGCTGCGGCAATGGCTTATTTCTAATGCTTGGATTAGCGTTCTCAGGTGGCAAAGATTCTTTAGCGTGTTGGTATTTATATCGTGAAAAAAACCCAATAGTTTTTTGGGCAAATACTGGCAAGGCTTATCCTGAAACGATGAAAGTCATTGAACAGGTCAAGTCTGAGGCGGTTGAGTTTATCGAAGTAAAGTCAAATCAAGAGCAACAGATTAAGTTTTACGGCTATCCAAGCGATATTGTGCCGATTGACCATAGCCTTGAAGGTATGCAGTTTGCAGGCGATAAATCAGTACGAGTACAAAGCTATTTGAGTTGTTGTTGGGCAAACGTGGGGCAACCTTTGACAGAGGCGATGACAAAACGTGGAATTACGCATTTGATTCGTGGTCAACGGCTTGATGAAAGCCATAAATCCACGGCTCGGCACGGGTCGGTAGTGAATGGTGTGACTTACATTCAGCCGATAGAAACATGGACTAAAGAAGAAGTTTTGGCGTTTTTACGGACTCAATGCCAATTACCAGAACATTATGCAATCGACCATTCAAGCCTTGATTGTTACGATTGCACAGCGTATTTGGCGCACTCAGCGGATCGAGTGGCATGGATGAAAGAAAAACACCCAAATCTGCATGAAAAATATAAAATAAACATGGCGGCACTAAAGTCTGCCTTGTTGCCTACTTTAGAGTTACTAAGGAATTGCGATGCTTAATCAATACGTCAACATGACTCCACAACAGAAAATGGCTCAAATGTTGCAACAACAGCAACAAACGACTCCGTTGCAAGGTCAGCAAGAAATGCCGCAATCAATGGGTCAACAAGCGCAAAATCCGTTTGGTGGCGTTTCAGATGCGATGAAAATGTATAACCAATTTAATCAGCAAAACGATATGCAAGATTATAAAGATTACATGGCTAGACTTAAACTTGGTCAAGCGCAAACTGGCGGTATGTTTGATTCTGCTAATGCACAAGCGCCAAATATGACTGCAAACAATTACACGGGGTAAGTCATGGCTGATAACATTTTTGGCACTCAGTCCACTTCAACAACACAAATACCAGGACCTTATTCGTCCGAACTGGCAGCAATTCAAAGGCGTGAGCGTTTGGCGCAAATTATGCAACAACAAGCGTTTCAGCCAATTGAAACTAATAGTTATCAAGGTATTCAAGCCCCTATTTCTCCATTATCAGGAATTGCTAAAGCCTTACAAATGTATCTAGGTGCAACAGGACAAGATCGAGCTGACGAAGCTAGGGCAGACATTGCTAAGAAAATTGAAGCCGATACTCAAACTCAATTGGCACGTTTGCTTGGGTCACAAGGTACGCCAGCTGTGCCTGCAACACCGGCAACAATGGGTACGCCTGAAATACTTGGTAAACCGGCAACCTCATTTACGCCAATGGGTTCTGATTTTGAAGATAATCCTAATTTGAAATTAAGTACGGGCGAAACACCGCAAATGGGTCAACCGTTTGTTGCGCCTGGCGATGTTGCCGTGCCTGCCGTGCCGACAATTCCTGCTGTTGCAGGGATGCCAGCGCAACTAGGTAGACCGGCTCAAGCAGGGAAACCACTAACCGAAGATGAACAACGCAAAATATATTCTGATTTTGTCGTAAGCGGAAATCCTCGATTAACTAAATTGGGCGAACTTGGATTGCAAGATTTGCGATCATCTGGAACAAACGATATTAAAAATTGGAAAGCCTCTAATACTGGCTTGCCTTTTGACCAATGGTTAGCTAATCAAAATGCTCAAAAAGCAAATAGAGTTTCTGTTAATGTAACTACAGAGAAAAGTTATAACGAACAATTTGGCGGGGGAATAGCAAAAGATGATATTGCATTAAGAGCTGCGGCATTAAAAGCGCCATCAATTATTGAAAACGCTGATCGTCAAAGAGAAATACTGAATAGCAATCAAGTATTTACGGGTAAAGGCGCAAACGCTCAAAACGAATTGGCTTCTTGGGGTGATTTTCTTGGGGTTGGTGGTGCAACAACTTCTGAAAAAATTGCTAATACAAACCGTTTGTATTCAGACCGTGCAGCAGCGGTTCTTGAATCTATACCAAGTTCAGGTCTTGGCCCTGTCATTACCGACAGTGATCTTAAAGTTTTAAGAGATGCCAAAATGGGTAACGTTACTTACACCAAAGACAGTTTATTGCGTCAAATTAATGTTGAAGAAAAAATTGCTAGAGAATTGGCTAATAGATGGAATACAAGACTTGGAGAATTGCCAAAATCAGCATCGGGGCCAACAGGCGTAACTCCAGTTAATCTTTCACCTCCTAAAGCAGCAAATACGCCACCTCCTGCTGGAGTAACGCAGCAACAATGGAACGCAATGACTCCTGACCAGAGGAAATTATGGCAATGACAGAAGCCCAACAAGCAGCGTTAGCACAGGCTGATGCTAGAGCCGCTGTGCTTGCTGAAATTGATGCAAAATTGCAAGCGGCAAATCAAAATGCAAGCGTTATGCCTGGCATGACGGGTGATCGTCAATTTTTGCCTATGGTTGGTCAAAGTTTATTAAAAGGTGCAGCAGGACTGGGTGATATAGTTGTTGGTTTGCCAGAAGATGTAAAACGACTGTACGAATATTTCAGCACAAAAGGCGCATCAGTTCCACAAAAGTATCAGCCAATAACCGACATTGCAAAAGAACGTGGTTACATTGTTCCTGAAAATGAGCCAGGCTCAGATCCTATATTAAAAGGAATTGATTTTACGGCTCAATTGGCAGGCGGCGGCGGGATTAACCCGTATACCATTGGTCGAGCAGCATTAACTTCTGGGTTGCCTGCTGTGGCTCGCAATGTTGGTGGTCAACTAGCTCGAACTGGCGCTCAAGGCGCTGTTGGTAGCGCAGCATTACAAGGTATGCAATCGGTTGGTTTTGACAATCCTGCTGTTTTAGGATTGGGGACAATGTTGCCAATGGGGATAACAGGCGCAGCAATGTCTTTGCGCCCATCCACGGCAACCATTGCAAATGAAGCATTGAAAGGTGCAACGCCTGAACAACTTAGATTAGCCCAAGCGTTGCAGAATCAATCTTTTGGCGCTGGTGCGCCTGTAACAGCTGCTGAAGCAATTTCCCAAACTACTGGTGGCAGTCCTTTATCAAATATTCAACGTATTGTTGAATCTTCACCTAAAGGCGCTGCGGTAATGTCACCATTTATGGCGGCTAGACCGGAAGGGAATGCTCAATATTTACAAAAAACATTAATGGATATTTCGCCAGTTGCGCCACAAAGCGCCATTCCTCGTGCGGTGCAATCAGCCGCTGAAAATGTTATTGGCGGCGCAGAGTCTGCTTTAACTCAAAAAGTTAGTCCTTATTATCGTGCAGCAGGCGCTCAATCTATTCCTGACACAGACTTAGCAACGCTTAAAGGCAATCCTAAAATTGCTGAAGCCATTGATTACGTTATTTCTACGCCTAAATACGGAGTAAAAGGTGCTGATCCTAAATCAGTTGAAACATTAGTTGCTGCAAAACAATTTTTAAACGATCAATATTCTGAATTTTCTAATCCTACTTCTGCCCAAAAAAATGCGGCTAGAATTACTACAATTGCAGACAAAGAGTTAGCTGATTTTCTTAAAGTGTTTTCTCCTGAGTATAAAAAAGGCAGCGATATTTACGCAGGCGCACAACGCAATCAGATTGAACCGTTAAAGCAAGGTGGTGTTGGCATATTGGCTGAACAAACGGGAACGCCAGCAGAACTTCTTGTAAAGCAGCGTGAACAATTGATGCCTGCCAATCCTGTGGCGCTATTTCCTGCCGATATTAAAAGAACAGTTGAATTGTTACGCAGGAAAGACCCTGCCTTAGTTCCTGCGTGGACTTCACAAAACCTTGAAGGCATTTTTAATGAAACTGCCCAAAACTTGCAAGGCGGTGCTAATCAAGCAGGTGGTGCTAAGTTCATTACAGCCATTACAGGAAATCCGCAACAAAGGCAAAATTTAAAAACTTTAATTACTGAATCGGTAAGTCCAGAGGCGTGGAAAGGATTTGATAATTTTGCTCAAGTTATGGAAGCGCAAGGCAAGCGTCAAGGTCAAGGTTCTTTAACCGCATCAAATATTGAAGCGCAAAAAGAGCTAAAAGGCGGCGGCATTGGGGTTATACCTAAATCAATTTTTAAACCATCAACAGTAACTGGATGGTATGAAGATTGGCGGCTTGGGAAAAATACTCAGGAATTGGCAAGGCTTTTGACAAACCCTGAAGGTGTTAAGTTGTTTGTTGAATTATCAAAAACTAAGCCACAATCTGCAAAAGCGCAAGCACTTGCAAACACACTTGCTGGCGGCAATGTGGCTACTAATCCGCTAGAAAAAGAGGAAAAATAATTATGTCTTTCAACGGCTCTGGGACGTTCGTAATCAATTCAACTGGTCAGCCAGTTGTCACAGGCACAGTTATATCATCAACAGCGTTTAATGCGCTGACAGCTGATCTTGCGACTGGTTTGTCCACCACGATGACCAAAGACGGTCAAACAACAGCGACAGCTAATATTCCAATGGGGTCGTTTAAGTTTACGGGATTGAGTGCGGGTTCGGCTGCGACTGATTCTGCAAACATTGCACAAGTGCAAAATTCGTTTGGCTCGTTCTTGACGGTATCGGGAACAGACACGATTACAGCGACTGTCAGCCCATCGTTGACTGCATATGCAGCAGGTCAAATGTTTGCGTTTGTTGCAGCCAATACAAATACTGGTGCGGTGACGATCAACATTAGTTCGTTAGGTGCAAAGGCCATTACTAAAACTGGTAACACGGCTTTAGTATCAAGTGATTTGATTGCAAATTATTTGTACATTATTGTTTATGACGGTACGCAATTTCAAGTTGTTGGCGTATCTTCAACGACATTTTCTAATTTAACAATTAGCGGTGTTTTGACACTTTCAGGCTCAGGCGTTCAGTTAACCAGTTCAGGTACTGGCGCATGGAAAATGCCAGTTGGTACTACTGCACAACGTCCTACAGGTGCTGCGGGTTTGATTCGACAAAACTCCACAACGGGTAATCCAGAATGGTATGACACAACAACTTCATCGTGGCTTGGATTTAGTAGCCCCGCTGGATATTCTGTTAGTTACCTTGTTTTAGCAGGGGGTGCTGGAGGCGGATATTCAATTGCAGGCGGTGGTGGCGCAGGCGGCATACAAACAGGAACAATTTCTTTATCTGCGGGTACGGCGTACACAATTACCGTAGGAGGGGGCGGTGCTGGTGCAACCACTTCTGCGGCGGGAGTTTCGGGTTCGTCATCTTCGTTAGGTGCTATTTCTACAGCAATTGGCGGCGGTGGTGGTGGATCTAATGGTGCTGCAGGTGTAAATGGATCTTCAGGTGGGGGTGGTAATTATGTATCTCCCTACCAATCTGGCGGAACAGGAACAAGTGGACAAGGTTTTGCGGGTGGAACTGGACAAAATGGTTCTCCTGCGTCTGGCGGTGGCGGTGGTGGAACTTCTGCTGTTGGAACAAATGGCGGTACAGTTTCAGGTGGCGCAGGTGGTGCGGGGACGGCTAACAGCATAAGCGGATCGTCTGTTACTTATGGCGGGGGCGGTGGGGGTGGGGGGCATTTAACCGCTTTAGGTGGGGCAGGCGGTGCGGGTGGTGGTGGCGCAGGGGGTCAAGGAGTGGTTGGCGTTGCTGCAACTGCTAATACCGGAGGTGGCGGTGGCGGTGGTGGCGTTTCATTAAGCGGCGGAAACGGCGGTTCGGGGATTGTAATTCTTGCCTACCTAGGTAGTCAGCGTGGCACAGGCGGTACGGTTACATCTTCGGGTGGCTACACCATCCATACTTTCACGTCCTCATCAACCTACAATGCGTAAAGGATAATTATGGGACATTTTGCAAAAGTAGTAGACGGAAAAGTTACGCAAGTTATTGTTGCTGAATCTGAGTTTTTTGACACGTTTGTGGATTCAAGCCCTGGCACATGGTTGCAGACTTCCTACAATACTCGTGGTGGCGTTCATTATGTGCCTGATAGCGAAACCCCAAGCGCAGATCAATCAAAAGCGTTGAGGGCCAATTATGCGGGTATTGGTTACATTTATGATCAAGTCAACGATGTGTTTTACGCACCGCAACCATATCCAAGTTGGACGTTAAATCTTAATTATTTGTGGGAAGCGCCAGTTGCAATGCCTACGGATGGCGTATATAAATGGAACGAAGCAACTCAATCTTGGGTACAGGAAACATAATCATGGATTGGCAACATCTCATTAATTTACTTGGCGGAGCAGGATTAGCAGTAATCGGATGGTTTGCTCGTCAATTATGGGATGCTGTTCAAAATCTTAAAAAAGATGTGTCCCAACTTGAATTGTCAATTTCTGAAAATTACGTTAAAAAAGATGATTTTAAAGATGGCATTAGAGAATTAAAAGAGATGCTTGGCAAGATTTTTGACAAACTAGACGCAAAGGCAGACCGATGATTCAATACTTAAAATTAAAGTGGGCAATGTTGATACAATGGTTTAAACAATTGAGGTTTTAATGGATCCAATTACTTTACTTGCAGCGTTAGGGCCACTCGCCGTTGATCTTGGTAAATCCTTGATTGGGCGCTTTATTCAAACTGATGTATATAAGCCCACAAATGTGGCTGAATACACTCAAATGCGTAACGTCGATTTAGAGATGTTTAAAGCGATGAACAACGCAGGAGGTGGTGGAAGTACCTATCCGTGGGTTGAAGCCGTTGTAAGGCTTATGCGCCCTGCTGTAGGGGCTATTGTGCTTGGTACATGGTCTTTTATGATGTTGACCGGACAAGACAATCCAGCGGTCAATAATTTTGCGTCAGCCGTAGGTTTCTATTTGTTTGGAGACCGCACTTTGTTCTACGCACAAAAGAAATGAGCAACTGGGACGATGCTTTTAAGCTAATGCTGAAATCCGAGGGTGGGTTTAGTGACGATTCAAGAGATAATGGTAATAAATTGCCTGATGGTCGTGCAGGCTCAACCATGCTTGGGGTAACTCAATACAATTGGGAACATTGGATCGGGCATGAAGTTACGCACGATCAAATGCGAAAATTAAAGCCAGAAGATGTTAAACCGTTTTATAAGAAAAAATATTGGGACGCTGTTTGTGCCGACGAGCTGCCAAATGGTATTTCATACCTAGTTTTTGATTTTGCCGTAAACGCTGGCGTGGGGCGTTCAATTAAAACTTTGCAAACTGCTGTGGGCGTAGCGTCAGACGGTTGGTTTGGGCCTGCAACAATGGCAGCTGTTAACGCTTTAAACTCATATGAATTGATTGATCGTTTTAGCAAAGCAAAAGAAGATTTTTACCGTGGATTAAAAGATTTTAATGTATATGGTGAAGGTTGGATGAATCGTGTGGCAGACGTAAAAGAAAAAGCCACCGCAATGGTGGCATGAAAACTTTTTTGTTTACTTTGTTTTGCGCTATTGTGTTGGCTTGGGTTTTTGCTTTAGTGTCTATACTAATGTAAACAATACTGAGCAAACCGACTGCCGTTTTTTTCAACAATAACGGTTTCGATGTCAAAACCTTGTTTTTTAAGTTTGTAAACAATGTCGGCTAACCTAGTTGCACGGTACAACGTAATAGCCTCCCAAGTGGTTATATTTTTGCGTTTTTGAAGGTGCATATAAACTGCGTCTTTTTTTGTCATTGCATCACCCAAGATAAAAGTGGAACAAGCCCAAAAACGGCTGTTAGTAGCGTTAAACCCACAACCCATGCCATAACAGGTATTTTCTCGTCAGCCTTCGTATAGCGGCTGTATACACGCCTGTGACGTGGTGTGCGTCCAGTCCAGTTAGAGCCGGACAAATCTGTACCGAAAGGCCAGTTATTCATAATCTTCCTCATTTGTTGTAACGGTTTCAACGTGGTTGATGTCAAGAAAATGTGTGTACATTGGTACAGCGCAATCTTCAACATCTTGAGCATCAATCTTAATAAACGGTTCGCCATTTGAATCTAGTTTTACGCCATCAGCGTATTGGTCAATCAATTCGGCAATTTTTTTGTCTGTTAAGTGATAAGACAAATCACGAAGCAATTCACGTTTGCCTTCGTCTGTTAATTGGATGTATGAGTATTTCATTTATGTACCTTTTATCGTGGTTAATGGCGTTGTTGCCATAAATAGATATTAAGCTGACTTAACAATTAATGCAACATTGTTTTATAGGGACAAACCCTAAGTGTTGTATTTTTGTTGGGGTGCAGGTACTCGCTGAACAAGGAGTGTGAGGGACACGGCTTTCCCCGCATATTGATTATAAGTTGTTTTTACGTTTATAAAACGCTAATAAATACTGAAAACAATCCCATGCAGAAGATAAATCGTCCTCTGAATGTTCAATCAATTTCACATCACCAGCTGCGGTAAAAAAGACGTTGGCGCATCGAGCGTTAGGTTTTCCAAGACCTATGCGGTAAGCTGCAAGTTGCATAATCTGCTCGTGATAAGGCACAACTTTGTCCAAATTGTCTTTAGACTTAAAGTCGATCACAATGTTTGCAGCGATTAAATCAACTTTTCCACCAAAACCACCGTATGCAAATGAGCGTTCTGCCTCCCATTTTTGATCTTGCCCAAAGTGAATCCGAATGGCGGCATCAACTTGGTCAACGTATCGTGGGTAATCGTCACGTTCGCCACTGTAAAATCGTTCTAATACACCATGCATCTGTGTGCCACGATCCATTGCGTCCCGTCCGGTAGACTTACTATCGGACATAACACGTTCTAGCCAGTTTTCTTCTGATTCGCCGTTAATGCGTGGCAACGTCAAGGCAGCTAACAACACTTGTGTTTGCAACCAGGTGTTAAGCCCAGGTTTGGCAATGATACTCAAAATTGTAGTAACGGATGGTACAAGGTTTAATTGCCGAGCATCTGTTAATCTGGTGTTACGTTCTACGCCGTTTTTGCCAACAATACGATACGCTGGTGAGCCGTCTTGAGCGTACCAATGGCCTGACTCTGAATCTGCGGATTTAATAATCATTCTTCCCTCGCTTTCATAAATTGATCGGCAATTTCAAAACAACGTGTTGCAGCGGCTTTTGCCCAAGTTTGGTCATCAATCGGCAGCTGCCAATCACCTGCACACATTCCATTTAAAACAGTTGCCGCAACATAATCCCGTAAACTCATGCCTGGCATCATTGAATCATTTTGTATCCATGTTGGAAAAGCAGGGTGAAATTCATTTATATTCACTTTTGCACCTGTTTAGCTAGTTTTTTAAGCATCTCAATAGCATCTTGAAGGTCTTGCATGGCCCTAACATCTAGAACCATGCCTTCGTGCCATTGCTGCAATCGCCAAGAAATCAATATGGCTTGTTCAGTTTGATTCATGTCAAAAAGGCACGTCATCTTGCATATCTTCAAGATGTACAACCGTACCCTCTTTCATTGCCCGATATGAGTTATCAGGTTTTGGTCTACTGGGCGGCGGCGGTGGCGAATCCTCGGCAGACCGACCACCGAGCATCTGCATTTGATCGGCGACCACTTCAGTTGTGTATTGGTCAACTCCGTCTTTGTTAACCCACTTCCGAACAGTAAATTTTCCTGCAATATATATTTGCGAACCTTTTTTAAGGTAATCGCCACAAATGCCAGCCAAATGACTATACGCACTAATTCTTACCCAAGTTACCGTTTTTTGTGGTTCACCAGCTTTGTTTTTATATTCAAAATTAACGCCAAGTGATAAATTACAAATGGCATTGCCATCGGCTGAATAACGCATTTCAGGGTCTTTACCCAAGCGCCCAATAAACTCGCAGCGGTTAAGATCAGTTGCCATTATTGTTGTTCCCAGTTTGCTTTAAATTGATCGTATGCAGCCTTCAATGGAATTTGTTGCTCTTTCAAGCAAATAGTCCATGCTGCTCTAAATATGTCCTTCAAGCTTTCGTAACTTACAGCTGATGCCATTTGCGCTACGGTGTTGTCTAACTCAATGCCTTTTGGTTTCTCAATGACTTTAACTGGTGGTGCTTTGGTTGCTGCATTACCGTCATCATCTTCTGACGCAATGCCAAGCGCAGATTGCAGGCTATAGCGTTTTGCATACGAAATTGCTGAACCGTAACCTTGTGCATCTTGCTTACTGGCGGGAATAAACAACGTGCCGCAGCTAAGTTGTTCTCCTGATTCATGGATTAAAACTGTTTCTACTGCTACGCCACCGTCTGCTGTATGCAACATCTGCACAAAAGCTAAACCGTTAGCCGACAGAGCAGGCCGCACAGCGTCAATGACTGATGCCAGACTTGAGTATGCAGATTTAAAGTGTGGGTTTTTGCTATCTTTGGCTGCGTGTGACATTGCTGCCTGAGCCGTGACAAGTGCTTTTGCTAGTTCTTTCATTTATGTACCTTTTATCGTTGTCCTGACGGGTATGTCAGTAGATAGATATTAAGGCATCTAAATACAGATGTCAACCCATACAGAAAAATTCTGTTAAGATTGCTACATGAATACAACAGAAATTATTGAAACACTAGGTGGCACATTTGCTGTAGCCAAACTATGTCGTGTCAGCCCGCCAGCCGTTAGTCAATGGCGCAACAACGGTATGCCAAGTGACAAACTGGTGCTTTTAGCTGCTGAACTTGAAAAGAAATCAGATGGCAAATGGAATCGTAAAGAAATCCCCAACTGGCAACAAATCTGGCCTGAGTTGCATAAAGTAAAAAAAACGAATAGAATTTAATTGTTGTCGTGATGGACAATGAAGCCGTTATAGCTAGTGTCTGATCTCGAAAGAGATGATCCCGCAAGGATTCCATCACCGGACACTACCTATAGCGGCTTTTTTATTTGTCAAAACAACTGTCAGGGCGCATTAGCTAACAGAGTGACCACTCGTACCCAGAACAGGTTAAGTAAAGATTCAAGGTTGTATCCGGTGTGACCCGCACCTCTAAGTACCGAAAGGGAACAGAATATAGACAGACTAGAG